AGCGGGTCGGCGCGGAACGCCTCCTTGGCGCCGGCGAACGCTGCAAGACTCTCGCGCTCGGCCTTGATCTCCGCGCGCTGCGTGTCGAGCTGCGCTCGCTCTTCGTTCAACTTTCGGAACGCGCGCGAAAAGCTCTCGTCCGGGGGAGGATCCGAGGGCTCGCCCGCGGCGGGGGCGGGGGGCTCGCCCGCCGCGGGCGCGGGCTCCGCCGGCGGGGCCTTTTGAGACGGCGCCTCTGGTGTCTCGGACGGATCGGCGCCCTCGAGGATTGCCAAGACGTCGGCGGCGATCTCGCTCACGCCTCATCTCCGAGCTCTGCGCCCCAAGACGTCGGCAGCTCCGCGAGCGCGGCGCGCGACGCCTTTGCTTTCGATCCCTCGAGCGCCGCGACGCACACCTTGGCCGACTCGGGCGGGAGCCACCCGTGGGCGGTGAGGGTGCCCTCGTGCGCTGCCGCGGCCTCGAGTGCGTCCTCGATCGTGAGCTCGGCGGCTGCGGCGGCTGCGCCGGTGCGCTGGGCGAGCTCGGTCAGCCGGTCTCCGCGTTGGACGGCGTCGACGAGTCGGCGCTCGACCTCGCGGAGGCATCGGCGCAGCTGCTCGTGATAGCCGGACGAGTTGCCGTACTCCGGCTTGCTCCCGATCGGCGACCGTGTGTGGCTCTCGACCGCGCGCAAAAAGTTGGTGATGATGGTCGTTGCTGTCGCGTCCATATTGGTTTCCTTTCAGGCCGCCACGGGCGCGCCTGGCAATGATTCTCCGGGCAGGGTCTCCGGTGCGGGACCCGCCGGCAGCCCTGGACCGCCAGCTCCCGGCGCGGGCGGTGCCGCGGCGGCCTGGGCCTTCTGCTGCTTGTTCACCGCCAGTTCGAGCCACTCGCGGAAACGGTTGAGCACGCGCTCCGGGGCTCGGTCGGTGAAGTTGTCCAGGTAGGCTGCGCCGACGTGCTTGATCCCGAGATCGAGATCCATGTGCGAGTCGACCGGGGGCAGCTCAGCGTCGTCGGTCATGAGCTCCTCGACCGTCCACTCGAGGAAGTTGAACTGAGCCGTCTCCAGCCGGAGGAAGCGCTCGATATCCGGGCTGTCCATCAGCGGCAGCAACCAGTGCTGCGGAACGAGCCCTGACTGCGCCAGCTGCGTCGCCCGCTCGAGCTTGCCCGCGTGGGTACCGATCAGCATGTTGACGGGGGCGAGCTTGAGCGTGAAGGTGTCCGCGTCGAGGTCCACGTCGGACCAACGGATCTTGTGCAAGGTGTCGCGGTTGACCCACTTGGCCGAGTAGTTGTTGCCGGCCTCGGTGATCGCTCTGGCCTCGTCGATCATCAGCGTCGCGACGTCCACGTGGAACGCCTCGTAGGCCGCCTCGACACGAGCGAACCGCAGCGTCTCGAAATCGTGGTAGGTCTGCATGGCGACCGCCGACTCGAGGCCCGCGGGCTTCTTGCTGCCGGCGGCGAGCTGCGAGATCCCAGCGATCTGGAAGGCCCAGTCGAACAGGGTCATCAACCAGTTGATCTGCTGCTGGGCTACCGGGTTCGACGGCGCGTGGAACTGCGGCGGCACGGCGCCCGAGTACTCGATGATCGCGCCGACCTCGTTGGTGATGTGGCTCTTGACGATCTTGGACTGCCGCGGCAGCAAAACCTTGAGCGGCGCGCCGAGCTTGAAGCCCCGATCGAGCACACTGATCGTCTGGTCGATCGACCACTGCAGCGGCGCCAGCTCCTCGCACAGCCCAGTGCCCCAGAATCCGCCCTGGATGCCCCGCGGCTCGGACCAGTGCAAGAACGCGAACGGGAACCGCCTCCGCGTCCACGGCTCGCGGAACAGCACGACGCCGCCGGCGGTGACCGCGTGCACACCGTCATCGGCACCCGGCGCTGATGGCAAGTGCCACGACTCGGTGACGTCCGCGAGGTTCGATCGGCCGATGTCCTGGTCGTAGTCGTCGCGCGGTCGCGCCTGCGGCAGCATCGCGATCGCGTCGGCGTGGTCGGGGTACAGCGCGCCGAGCTGCTCGCGGCTGTACTGCTTGCGGTGGTGCAGGTCCTGGGGTGTGCCGTAGCGGGCCGCCACGGGATCGACGTAGACCTCGTGCTTGGGCACGAGCTCGATGCAGAGCTCGCCGTGCTCAGAGGTCACCTTGCAGACGCCGGTGCCGACGACGCACGCGTCGCGGAACACCTCGGGCGCCCGGCGCCGGAACGCGAGCTCGCCCATCTTCGCGGCCAGGAACCGCGACAACCGGCGGGCGCGCAGCTTGTGAGACCACTTCGCGTTGTCGGCAGCGACCTTGACCATCGGCACGTTGACGCCGATCCGCGAGACGATGGTGTCGACCATCGACCGGGTCACATTCAGCCGGATTGGCGAGCCGGAGCCGCTGGCCAGGATGGTGAGCGGACCGTTGCGGCCGATCGGGCAGTTGCCGTAGATGACCTCGTGGATCTCGTCCTTGACTCGCTCCGTCTCGCAGCGACCGCGCATCCAGTTGACGTCCGCCTGGACGCAGGAGGCTAGCTGGTCTCCTTCCTGCTCGTACCACAGGTCGTGTGTCCCCATCACACGCCCTCACTCTCGCGGAAGCCGCGGTACACCCGCTGATAGATATCCGCCGGGGGTAGCTCCGCCGACCACTTGTCCGCGCTGTCCGCGCCGCCTGGATCCGCGCCGGGCTGCTCCGCTGTCTCGAGCTCGAGGTCGATCAGCTGGAAGCTCACACCCCCGTCGCCGTCGATGGTCACGCCCTGCAGGGCGATCCGATGCTCGCGTGCCCAAAGCAGGAAGTTCTGCAGCGTCTCGATGTGTTCCATCAGCCCCACTCCTCGTAGAAGCTCCCAGACTCATCCGGGCGAGAGATCGCATGGTCGCGGATCGACGCCATCTCCTCGGCCTCGGCCTGGCGAATCCGCGCGCGCCACACCGCGGTGCCGGGCTCGGCGTCCGCCAGCGGATCGTCGTCCTCGGCCTTCATCGCCTCGTAGAAGTAGGATTCGCGGTAGCTGTACAGCCCGCTGTCGCAGCAGTGGTTCGCGAATTTTTCCACCCACTCTCGACGAGGCGCTGAGACACCCGGCTTACGCGGCTTCCACGGCAGCACCTGCATCTCGGTGTCGAGCGCGCCGCCCTTGCGGATTTTGATGCGCCCGGCCTCGGCATCCGTATTGAACATTGTGATCGCCGCGTCCTTGAACCGCTTTTGCGCGTGCTGGACTGGCAGCCCGAACCGCCCGACGTAGTCGCCGTCGACAATCTGCTTCAGGCCGCCGGAGCCCGTGTCGGCGACCATCACCTCCGGGTCGTACTCGTCGACCAGGGCCTGCAGAATCGACGCCTGCTGCTCGGTGTTCAGGCCCGACTCGGAGAACGAGTCGATCTCGTACAGGCACGGGATCTCCTCGCAGTAGCCCCACACGACGTAGGCCCACTCCGACCCGCTCGACCAGCCGATGTCGATCCCGACCAGATAGTGCCACTCGTGCCCCGCGGGCAACGTCTCGTAGTAGCGCACGTCGTCGTCGAGCTGGGCGAGCTTGTACACGAGCGAGCTCGCCGCCGCCACCCATCGGCCCATGAACTCGCGCTGCCACTTTTCGTTGTCGTCCTTCCAGCCGTTGGATTCCTTGGCCTCTATCGCCTTCTGCCAGCCGGTCTTTCCCGTCCGTCTGTCTGTCAGGTGGCCATTGGCCCTCAGCGACCACTTGTGCACCGACCAGCCCGGCCGCGGGTCCCGGTCGCGGGTGATCTCCCAGAACGCCCCCTCGAGCACCTGGCCCGGCGTCCCGATCGTCACGACAGTCCCGGCCTCGTCGAGCGTCGCCGGGATCAGGATGTCCTCGAGCATGTTGTCGAGCCCGACCACCTTCTGCGACTCGTCGACGATGGCCAGGTCATAGTCAGGCCCGCGCAGGCGCTCCATCGCGACCCGGTCGTCGACGCCGACCATCCGGATCCGCGATCCGTTGTGGAAGCGGACCTCCATCCGGGTGTCGTGCATGTACGAGACCGGCACGCCGAGCTCGGTGATCGCCTGCTTGAGCCCGCCCTTCTTGGGGTTGTCCCAAACGGTCGTGCGGCACTCGTCCTTGCTCTGGTTGATGTACACGCCGTGCGCCTTGGGCCGGCTCAGCGCGACGTAGAGCAGGTAGCGGACGCAGGAGAACGTCTTGCCGGCGCGGCGCGTGCACAGCGCGGCCTTCTGCCGGCCATCGTCGAGGATGAACGCCTGCTGCTCGGCGAAACAGCTCGCGAGCACGCGCTCGGCGGCGGCGCGGCTGGCGCGGCCGCGCGCGCGGCCGGCCTGTTCGACCGCGGCGCGCTTCGCCTCAGCGATCCGAAACGGGTCGACCACGCGAGCGCGCGCCGGGCGTCACCGGCTGGCAGGATCGCGTGGTGTCGTCCGCCGTCGCGGGGGCAGACCAGGGGTCGAACAGGGCGCTCATCCGCGTCTCACTGTAGCACGCGGGACGATCTCGCCGCGCAATTCCGGCTTGTACGCCGCTCGGCTGTTCTTCGCAATGCCATCCATTACCGGAGGGTGGAACGTGTAGAAGTACGGCTCGTCGATGTTCAGCCCGGCCGCCGCCGCAAGCTGCCGCCACACCCCAAACCGGCGGAGGTACTGCTTGACGTACGCGTAATGCATCACCACGAGCTCGCCCAGGCGCTCGGTCACCAGGAAGCCTACGAGCCGATCGTCGTCCTCCGGCGTCGTGGCCATCAGCACCGACACGCTATCACGCGCCAGGATCTGTTCGATCTGCTCGTGGAACTCCGGGTAGTAGACCTGGTTCGGCATCCGCTCGACGATCGGCGAACGTCGGTAGCTCCTGAGCCACGCGTTGAAGACGAAACCCTCGTCGCGGGCCGGGTCGAGGGGCCGGATATGGATCGGGGCCTGGGGGCGGCAGCGGGTCATGATTCGTCCTCTCGCTCGGTTCCCCAGTCGGAGGGGAGGGTATCCATCGCCGCCTTCGCCTTCGCCGACCGCGCACCCCTGGCGGACTCGACGAACAGATCGGCGACGCCCGGCGGCAACCACCCCAGCGCCACCAGCAGCGATTCGATCTCCTCCGGGGTCTGCTCCTCGCCCCGCCGCATCTTTTCGACCTGTCGGGTCTCCTTCACCAGGCGCCCAACGACGTTCGCGAGCTGGACCAGTGCCGTGGACAGCTTCGGGTCCGGGTAGTCGAGCTTCTGCTTCGACAGAGCCCGATCGACCCGCTCTCGCTGCTGTTTACACAGCCTCAGGACACCTAACAGCTCAGAAACGGCCAAATCTTCGGCTCTGACCGGGTTTTTTCTCCGAGGGCGTCCCAAAACTACCGTTTTTCCTCAGTTTCTGGCGTTTCTGGCGTTTTCCCGGAGTTTTCGTTGGGACGGG